TACCATTCATATCAGCCTGAATACCACCCCAGTTTTGAACAGCATTATTCACTTTATCGCGTGTCTCTTTATCCTGATTGGCTTTAGATAATGCGATTAGCTTTTGCCGCTCTTCTATAGAAAGCTTGGTATTCTTAAGAATTTCCTCCCGTTCTAGTCTGTAACGTTCCTGCATGGCTTGCGTTTCCGAAAGCAATGATAAACGTGCCTGAAATAAACGCTGTTCCTGAGCTAATTGCATTAACCCAAGTTCTTGCTTTAATTGTTGAGCTAATAGATCAACAGCCTCTTTACGCTGATCTTTAGTTAAATCTAGGTCATGCTCGGCCTCAAACTGACGCTTGGCATAGCTATCTTTTAATATTTGCTCTTCCGTCTTTGTGTAGTCTCGGAATGAATCAAGCTTAGTCTTTGTAGCTTGCTCAGCAATAGCAATATCATTATCTGCACGTGCTTGAAGTTCTGCTTTAATTTCGGCCTTGCGTTCTGGGTTAAAGTTAGCTTTATCAACATCCTCAAGTTTTTTGGCCAGATCATTCCTAATCTTTGTTACTTGATTAGCAACCTCATTCTCTAACTGAAGGCGAAGTTTTGCCTGCTCCTCAGCCATTTTAGTTGTATCTTGAATAAGCTTATCAAAGTCTTTTGATGAAATATCGCCAGCAGAATAGCCATTAATACCAGCCATATAACTTTGATAGTCTTTCCAGTATTGATTATTATTTTTACCAATACCTTTACCCTTCATTACATTGCCTTCACCTGCATGATATGCACGTACAGCCTTCTCTAAATCACCTTTAAAAAGTTTCAAAAGATAAGACATGTACTTAGCCGCACCTTCAGCAGACTGTGCTAAATCAGTGCGGTCTTTTACGCCATATTGCTTAGCAGTACCTTCGAGAAACTGAAATCCACCAGTGGCTCCGGTTTCTTTGTTATAGGCTTTTGCATTACCTCGAGATTCGATCATATGAATCGCGGATAATGTTCCTGATGGAAGTTTGTATTTAGACTCTAGATCTGCAAAGCCGAATTTTGAAGCATTCGCTAGGACTTTCGCATTTACACTTAGTACTTTTTGCTGATTTTTAAGCTCCTTGTTTTGCTCACGTATAGAATCAGTTCTAGCATCCGTGATGGCTTTGATTGATTCTTCTGCTTTCCAAGTATCCGTTAATGCTTTCATAGCCTCTCGGTCTGCTGCCTTAAGACCCTTAGCTAATGAATCTTTATAAAGCTTCAGTAAATCATTAGCCTGAGACTCAGAAAAACCTTTTTTCATTACTATCTCGACAAATTGCGTATCCCACAATTTATCTGCATACAATTTCTGTAAGGACTTTTGAGCCTCATCTGCAGCCTGTTTTGTATTCTTGATAGCATCAGCATGCTTCTGTTGCTCAATTGCTGCATTTTGGGCTTTATTACCCGTTAAGGTAACTTCAATACCAAACAATTTAATGGCTGTTTTGGTCTTATCAGCCTTTTCATAAGCTTCATTATATTTGTCGATTTGCTCCTTTAATGCATCTCTTAGGCTTGGGGGTAACTTCTGCTTAGCAAGTTGCTCCATAGCCTCCTTGTAGCTAATCGTGCCCAATCGAGCTTCATTAGAAATCCTTGTAAGTTCAACATTACCTTTACCGTAGTTTTGAATATCAATTAAAGCTGAACCAACAGCCATTTCTGTTTTTTTCAACTCCTCATTTTGAGCTTTAAAAGCCGTTGTTAAGTCATTAATAGCTTTGGTTTTTGCCTCACCTTTTAAGCCTTTTAATTCTTCAGCAGTACGGTTAGCCACTTCGGCTTGTTCAGCGAGAGTTCTATTCGCTTCTTCTGCCTTACCTTTAAAATAAGTGTAAGTTGCAGCCAGAGCGGATACACCTAAGGTAATTGCTCCAATTGGACCCCCGATAAGTCCTAATGCTCGGCTACCAATACTACCAACTAAAGAAGAAGCTGCTGAGAGGCGTGTTTGCGCAGCAGTTTGTGCATTTGTAGCAGCAGTTACTGCTGCCTGTGCTTGTGCGTATCGAGTTGCTGCCGCAGTTGCTCCAAATTTAGCTTGGGTTTCTGCATTTGTTGCTCGCACATTCGCGAGATGAGCTTTTGCTGCATTCAAAGCAGCGGTAGCTTCTGCATATTCTGCTTGAGCATTTAATACAGATGCTTGGCGGCTCGCTAAAGTTGAAGCCATTCCCTCTTTAATAGCAGCGCTCTTAATCAAAATTGCACGAGTTATATAACCAATACCAACGACCAAAGCCCCATCAGCAATTAAATCTAAATTACTTGCAAGAGTTTGAACTGATCCAGCTAATACCTGTGCCGCACCACTTCCCTTACCTGCTTCGCCAACAAATTTTGTGATCTCGTTGTTTAGGAGTGTGAGAGACTGCCCGATTGTGATATCTGTTTTAGCAAAAAGAGCATCAACATCAGATTCTACATTTCTAAGCGCTTTTACAATTTCTTGTGAAGTAATTTTTCCTTCAGCTGCTACTGAACGTAATTCACCTACAGTAATACCCATACCTTTAGCAATAGCCTTTGCTAGTGCTGGGGTTTGCTCCATTACAGAATTAAGTTCTTCTCCACGCAACGTTCCACTAGCCAAGGCCTGCCCGAACTGAACTAAAGCTGCATCAGCAGCTTCTGCGCTTGCACCACTAATTGCTACAGCTTTAGAAACTGTTTCAGTTAAACGTGCTGTGTCATCCATTGTGAGGTTTAAAGTTTTGGCATTATCACTAAAACGCTGGTAAACCTGTAACACAGAATCCCAAGCTGAATAGGTTTTTTGAGCAATTCGGAAAGTGTCTTCCGTTGCTTTATTTAGTTCAACTTGATTGTTAGTGACTAACTTAAGGCGATTTTGTAATCCAGTATATGTATCCATCTTTGAAATGGCTGAACCTACTGTTAATAAACCAGCCATGTGTCCAGCTAAAGCTCTGGTGGCTACAGACAAGCTGTCCATAGACTTAGATGCAAATTCACCTTTACGTTCAATGCTAACAAGTTCATTGCCTAGATTACGCGCATTACGTTCAGCATTTTGCGAATCAATAACAATGACCAAACGGGATTCTTGTGCCATTTTACTTTCCTCTAGGCAATAAAAAACCCACTCAATGAGTGGGTAGTTCTTTTTAAGTTAAATATAATTACCAAGCAGGGTAGTTAAACCAATTTTAAAAAGCATCCTAGGGTGCTTATGCAAGATATTATTTATTCTCATGGTAACGAAGAATACTAGCTACTTTTTGAAATAAGTAGCCTGCAAGGAATCCATTAAATATAATTCCGATTCCTGTTGCTATCATAACTCCAGACCAAACCGTTTCTTTACCATAGTAAGAAGCTACTTCAATTCGACCAAATGCAAGAATAAATAAAAAACCTGCGATAAAGCCAAGAGCTATTAACACCCACCCGATAGCATTACAAACTTCACTTTCTCTCATTGGTTTATATTGTGGTGCACTCATCTTAATCTACCTTGTTAAAGTTCTTCAAAACTTTGTAAGTAATATCTTGATTAGTGGCATCAATTACTTCCAATAAAGCACCTTTATAACCTATTTGCTTAGATTGGCTTAAATCATATTCAACATCATTATTGAATGCAGGACGTGCTTGATTACTTGAGAATTCACGGTACCCGACATTAATTTTATTTCCAAATTTTCCACTATAAATTAATGTTTGTTGGAAGGAATTATCTGATGCAATTGCTACTGTCTTCATAGTAGCTTGATGTTTATCAGTACAGTTTTTTGCATTAAATACTGTTACTACACAGAGCTTACCTTCAGTATCTAACATAACTACTTTAAATGGGTCAGCTAAAGGGTTTTTCTGAACCATCCCCCCACCACTGACAGTGTTGAATGGCTGAAAATATTGCCCTTTTTCATTTTTGCCTGTTTTTAAGTAAATGCCTGAAGTAAGTGAATAAGCAAAACTAATTTTAATATTTTCAGGGACGTTTAGAACTTCACGATCAACCACCATTCCCTGTTCAAGCATTTGATCCCCTACAAATGCTTTATTAACTGATCCAATTGGCGGTTTGCTTATATTTTTAGGTATAGCTTGATAATTATAGGCTGGAGTAGCGCACCCCACCAACCCAAGACCAATTAAACCCGCAGCCAATATTTTTTTCATGAATTTCACCGTTTGTTATAAAGTGTACTAACTTTAACAAACTGGTTACTAAATGTCACATAAAGGAAAACCACCCGAAGGTGGTTTCTATCAAATAAAACTAACTAAGCTATTTCACAATTGGTTTGATGCCATGAATGGTTATTTCCATATGAAAAACTAATTTCACTTGGTACTAAAGTTCGTTCCTGATGATTTAATGACTCAATCATACTTCTTAGTTTGCCATCACCTTGAACATGCTCTTTATATAATGCACGAAGTAATAGCTCAGTAGGTTTACCAATTAAACCGCGATCAGCTTCCCAATGTCTAATACTAGTCTCACTGACTCCTAAAAGCCCAGCAAGATTCTTCTGTGACAAGTTTAGTTCTTTACGTAAAAAACGAATTTCCTCACCATTCAAGTCAGGCTTTTGCGTAATTAAGAACAACCCAATGGCATTATGAAGCTCATGAACAGATTCAATAGATACGAGTTCACCATAGTCTTCATCATTTTCAATTGTAAATCCATTGCGCAGCCAAATATTGCTCAGACCGCATTCTTCATAGTGATACATAATTTAGCCTACTCTCTAAATGTAGTGACTACTACTGAGAATTCACCGTTCTCGCTCTGCTTGATTGCAACAGCTGTTGTTATGTATTCGCCTGCAGTGCGAACAGAAACATTTAACTGGCAATCACCACGAGTATTTGGGTACGGCCCCTCAGTAATATCTCCATGCTCAAAACAGCAAATAATTTGCTTCATAGAGATACAGCGTTCTTTCATTCTTTCTTTTGCATGTGCAGTTAACTTGATTTTGCTAGTATCTCTAGCAAATGCTCTAAGTTTTTGTTTAGCTTCAGTTAATGTTAAACACATACAAGCAAACACCAAGGTTCTTGGAAAGAGTAAAAGAATGCTGAACCGTCAAATATTGACGGTAAGGTGATTATTCATCATTTGATAATCACGCGCAACACCTTAAAGGTAATTTTCTGTCAATCCAGATCAAGTATTTTGTAACATCGACTGCGTTATTTTGAGTCGCGTTTAAGAGCAACTGCTTAATTGTTTGACGTTTTGACCAAATTAGGCTTTTCAGTCCCTGGCAATACCTAATTTGGTCACTTACCTTTGCTTTTGGTTGATATCTTCTTATGGCACTCCTCCAAAAACAAATTATCCAACGCAAAAATACAGTCATTAAAAATATGAGCAGCCACTGGCAAATCATTATGCTCAGCATAGACATTGATAGCCTGCTGATCTAAAGATAACGGTATGCTTTGCTCATAACGTCTGGATCGACATATAGTGCTAAATGCCGAAAGAATTGAATCAGCCGCATACGAATATTCTGGCGGATCCGGAATACGGCCGCCTAAGAACTTGATTTGCTCGATTTCGTGCGGCGTTTTCGACGCATACGTTTTTTGGTATTTGTAGAGCTCCATGACTTTCCCAGAATTAAAGCCTTGTCCTTGTCTGCGTCTTCCTGAATCTTCTGGGCCTGTTCTTTAATGAATAGCCAGATTGAAATACCAATATCACCAAGATTAAGAAGCTTTGAGGCATTCTCAGGTGTATATGGCTTTTCGGACTCAACAGTTTTACCGTCTACGATTTCGGCAAATACCACACCTTTCCAGTCTTCGATTAAGTGGGCCGCGCATGCATCCATTAAAAGCTCGTGGTAAAGCTTGGCATCTTCATCTTTGACCATCACATCATAGCCTTTAGACGAGATCTGGTTTCCTGCCCGTTCAATAGCTACCTGAAAAGGCTTATAAGCGATACCACGGACTTTGAACTCAGCCTGTACATCGCCATCAGCACCCTTGTATTCACACCATTTTGATACGTCTGAGCTTTTAATAATTCCGACTTTTAAAGCCATAACAACCTCTAATTTTTAGAAATAAAAAAGCCCATGGGTTTCCATAGGCTTTGTTACTGAATAAGTTGATTACACAAGAGCACGTACAATCGTTGGACTGGTACGCACTTGGGCAAAATTGATATCTATTGTAATAATGTCATCGCCACCACCATCAGGGTGATTTGCTTCCTTAACTTCAAGTTGCGGGAAGTTAAACGAGTACTTACTGCCTTTGGTATCTGTAATATCGAAGGTCAATGTAAATACATCACGGGTTTTAATAGCATCAATCCAAGAAGCAGATGTTGCTGAAAACATGAAATTAGCATTTACGCCAATATCCATCATTTTCTCTAAGTAAAACTCAGGCGTGTACTTACCAGAACCGATACAACGGATCGCTTCCAGATTATTACTAAAGTTGATGGTAAGTGTCTGCAGACAAGCTTTACCCTGAATTGATTGACCATTAATAAGTAGCTTTTCAACATTTGGCATACTCACCAGAGGGCGAGTCGATGCTGGAATAGGATTTGTAACAGGATTAACCTGCTGTCGCGTAAATGAGCTACCTACTAAACCAAAGTTACCAGTGATTTTGCCTGTGGTCTGGATCGTCATTTCACCTGTATTCACTTGAATACCACGATAAATAAAGACTTGACCAATATCTTCAAAGACTTTTACCAAGGTAAGAGACTTACGTACTCCACCACCAAAACTTAAAGCATTTGCAGCCCAGTTATTGAAAGCGAGAACATTTAAGAATAAGTCAAAGGTACCTAGTGATAATTCAAACTCTAGTTGACCAGTTACTTCGGCTTCCGTTACAACAGCGCCTTGGCGAAAACGTGAATCAACTACTTCACTGCTATCTTCAGTAGTAACATTTTCAGTCAAACTATCAGTAACACGGCGAACGGTGTACCAGACTGGATTTGCAGGAGTTGTTCCTAAAACTGCTTCCTCACAAGCATATAATCGAATTTTTGCGCCTGAACTCATTTATGGTTCTCCAAAATTTAGGCAATAAAAAACCCGCTGTTTAAGCGGGTTATTAAAGTGTTTCGTCTGTTTCTGAGATTTCTGGCGGTTCCACGCCATTCATGGCTGCAGCAACTGCCTGAGATAAGTTAGTCGGCTGGAAATCCACTGGTGTTTCACTCAACGGCTCTTCAGGCTCTGGTTCAGGTTCTTCATGCAGACGGATATCAATCCAGCGGCCTTCTGGAATATCAAGTGGATTTTCGAGATCAGCTACAATGGCTGCCTTTTCCACATCAAACTTACGTTTATAAGTTTTAATAGAAAGATCACCATTTTCTAAGGTTGAATATTCAACTGCTACTACCGTATTACCGTTGGCATCCTTAGGTACTTCGATATACCAACCTTCCTGTGCAAAGCCTAAAGAGCCCTTAATCAGATAGTCACCAGTGCCTAATTTGTCAAAAGTGATCGGTTGCTTGGCAGCATCGTTATTTAGCTCAATATGACTTTGGAAAAGCTTAACGACTGGTGAAGCGGCTTTAATAAAACCATTTCCATCAGTTGTAGTATTTTGTGCAGTCAATAAATTAAACCAATTAGACCAAGTACCACTATTATTAAATCGATACTTCAGGGCAGAATATGAGGCAGCTTTCCCAAGCTGAAATGAATGACTTCCATTTGTATATAAACCCATTGAGCGTCGGGTACAGTGTAAAAAGAAACCATAAGGACCAATACTATTACCAGTATCATTTGTTAAAGTGTCATCTGTTCGAAAAAAACCATTATTAAGAGGAGCAACCATATCAGATACACGAGAACCTTCAGCCCCTATCCCCCAATCACCGACTCTTAGTGCTCGTCCCGGCGTAGGATCATATTGACTTGTTGTTGACGCTAGTACAGCAGCAGTTCCTAACCCCAAATTCATTCTAGCTGTCTGTGCATTATCAGCTCCTAATCCTCCCTGAGAAATTGATAAAGGGGTTGTAAGTCCCTTAAGCTCACTAATATCACTATTTAC